ACGTCAGCCAGATGTCGAACTAGACACTGATGACGCAAAAGAGACAACCATACAACTTGAAGAAAAGAAGGAAGAAAAAGACAAAAGACCAAATCTAAATCTAGGAGAAGTAGATTTAGAATATACAGATTACAGTCAAAATAAAAAAGAAAAGATTGACATATCTGTAGAAGAAAAAGAAGAGATAAAAGCAGACAAACCTGCTGATCAAGAAGATCTATCTTCTTTTAGTGATTCTGTTCAAAAAAGAATAGATAAACTTACTCGTAAAATGCGTGAAGCAGAAAGACGAGAACAAGCAGCGCTTGATTATGCTCAAGGTTTACAAAAAAAGTACACCGATGCTCAAAAAAAATATCAAGAAATAGATGATAGTTATATTAAACAGTATGACGCTAGAATAGATGCTGAAAAAGATACTGTTAAAAAGAAACTAAAAGAAGCTATCGAATCTCAAGACGCAGAAGCAATTATATCTGCTAATGAAGAACTTTCTAGATTAATTGTTGAGAAAGAAAGAGCTAAAGTATCTATAGCAGCAAAAGAAAGACAGAAAAAAGATACAGAAAAAAACGAAAAAGAACAAATTGAAAGAAAAGCAGTAGCACCAAGTACTAAAGCTAAAAAGTGGGCTGAGGACAATACTTGGTTTGGAAGTGATGAATACATGACTAATACAGCGTTTCAAGTTCATGAAAAACTACAAAGTGAAGGGTTTGACCTGGACAGTGACGAGTATTATAATGAAATCAACAAACAGATGAAGGATATATATCCTCATAAGTTTGCTGAAGATAAGCAAGAACAGAAAAAGCCCGTTCAAACTGTTGCCTCTGCAAATAGAGGAAAAACTGGACGCAGAACTGTGAAACTCACCAAGTCGCAGGTTGCTATTGCAAAAAAATTAGGGGTGCCACTAGAAGAATACGCAAAATACGTGAAGGAGGCAAATTAGTATGAGCGAAGAAATAAAGAAGACTTCACGCAACTCAGAGTTGAGGTCTAAGGACAAGAGAAAAACTCAATGGGTTCTACCATCTAACTTAGATGCACCACCCGCGCCTGAAGGTTATAAACACCGATGGCTAAGAGCAGAAGCAGGAGGTTTCGTGGACACAGCAAATATGTCTAAGAAACTTAGAGAAGGATATGAACTAGTTAGGGCTGAAGAATTAAAAGAACTAATTGGTGACAATGAATTCCCTGTAATTTCTGAAGGTAAACATTCGGGTGTAATTGGAGTTGGAGGCCTTGTGCTGGCAAGGATACCGATCGAGATTATTAAGCAGCGATCTGCATACTTTAATAGAAAAAGTACGGATCAAATTCAAGCTGTAGATAATGATCTTATGAAGGAACAGCGACCAGAGATGCCGATTAATATTAGTCGACAATCTCGTGTAACTTTTGGTGGTAACAAGAAATAATTTTTTTGTAAAACCATCCAAAAAAATATAAACTAAAAAATGGAGAAAATATAAAATGCCTAACGTACTTGAAAGATTTGGTTTAAGACCAAGTCGACAATTAAACGGTAGTCCATTTATTAACGCACAAAACAGATATAGAATCGCGTCTGGCAACTCAACTGCTATTTTCCAAGGAGATTTGGTAACACCACTTGCTTCTGGAACAATAACTAGATATGTTGCTAACACTTCTAATGTTGTTGTAGGCGTTTTTAATGGCTGTTTTTATACAGATCCAACAACTCAAAAGCCAACGTTTAGTAACTTCTATCCAACATCTACAAACGCATCAGACATTACTGCATTTGTAATCGATGGTCCGGATACAGTGTATGAAGTAAACGCTAATGCTGTTTTTGCAGTTGCTGATATCTTTAAAAACTACTCAGTAAACAATGTAACAGGAAGCACTCAGACAGGTATATCTTTAGTACAATTAGATGTAGCTCAATCTGGTGTGGACGGAACTTATGTGGTTCAAGCAATTGATATCTCACAAGATCCAAATAACAGTGACGTTGCGACATCGAACGCGAATATTATGGTTAGAATTAATAACCATTTCTATCGCCAAGGTGGAACAGGTCTATAATAGGAGAATAAATAATGGCTATATCACGATCACAACTAGTTAAAGAACTAGAGCCAGGATTGAATGCACTATTCGGCCTGGAATACAGTAGATACGAGAACGAGCACGCTGAAATCTTTATAACTGAAACTTCTGACAGAGCGTTTGAAGAAGAAGTTATGTTAACAGGTTTTAACGGTGCTGAAGTTAAACAAGAAGGTGCTCCAGTAGTATTCGATCAAGCTTCTGAAGCATATACTTCAAGATACACTCATGAAACAATCGCGTTAGCGTTTGCTATCACTGAGGAAGCTATTGAAGATAACCTTTACGATAGACTTGCATCTCGTTATACAAGAGCGTTAGCTAGATCAATGGCTAACACTAAACAAGTTAAAGCAGCAGCTGTATTAAACAATGCGTTTAATTCAAGCTTTACAGGTGGGGACGGAAAAGAGCTTATTGCTACTGATCACCCTCTTGCTAACGGTGGAACTTTCAGTAATGAACTTGCTACTGCAGCTGACCTTAACGAAACATCACTAGAGCAATCATTAATCGACATCGCAGCGTTTGTTGACGAAAGAGGATTAAGAATCGCTATCCAAGGTAGAAAATTGATAGTTCCAAAAGAATTACAATTCACTGCGGAGAGAATCTTAAAAACTCCTTTAAGAACAGCAACAGCTGATAACGATATCAATGCAATCAAAAATATGGGAATGATTCCAGAAGGTTATAGAGTTAACCACTTCTTAACTGATACTGACGCATTCTTCATTATGACTGATGCTCCAAATGGTCTAAAACACTTTGTAAGATCGCCAATTAAAACTGCGATTGAAGGTGATTTCGACACAGGTAACGTTAGATTCAAAGCTAGAGAGAGATACGTATTCGGATTCTCTGACCCTAGAGGAATCTTCGGATCACCAGGAGCTGCATAATACGTTAATTAAGTAGTTCAATAAAAGGGGCTAGAGTTTACTCTGGCCCCTTTTTCTTTTATAATAATAAATAATCTAGATATAATTAGTTTTGTAGACTGGCTAGACAGACGGTATAGAGACTACAGAGCTTAACCACTATACGGGAGAATAATATGGGACAAACAACTTTTTCAGGACCAGTAAAATCTTTAGCAGGTTTTATTAGTGCTGGAGTATCAAACTCAGTAACAACAGCAGTAGGTGCAACATTAACTGTTGCAGATAATGCTGGAAAACAAATCTATTACACAAGCACAGCAGCAGCAACTTTTACTTTACCAGCTGTAAATACAACTGCACCAAGTGATCCAACTGATCCAAATCAAGCAAATAATTATGGTGCAACTTTTGATTTTGTACTTTCAACAACAGTAACAGGTAATTTTGTAGTACAAGTAGCAAATGCTTCTGATACTATAGTAGGAACAGCCATTCTTGGTTCTGGAACTACAGCATTAGTATTTAGCACAGCAACTGCATCTGACACTATTACTTTAAGTGGTACAACTACAGGTGGAGTAGGCGGAGCAACTATTACTGCTACAGTAGTAGGAGCTAACAGATACAAAGTTAATGTAGTATCTGGAGCTACAGGAGCAGTAGCAACACCTTTTAGTGCTGCAGTATAATTAATTTATTTTAAGGAGCTCTTCGGGGCTCCTTAAATACTAAGGAGTAAAAATGAAATCAGATGTAAAACCAGTCATATGTGCTAGTACATCATCTAATGCAATATTATTTGCTGGTCCTACAAGACTTAGAGGATTTATGATTCAATCTACAGGTTTTTCTGGAACAGCTATTATTAATGGTTTAGCAAATGCTTCCGCTGTTAGTTCTTCTACTAACACACAAGTTTATATTCCAGTTCAAGTTGGAGCAGGTGGAACTGAAACATTAAATCTTCCAGAAGATGGTGTTCTATATGCTCAAAGAGGTGGAGTAGGAATCATTGATGGTATTGGAGTTACTGGAAACACAAGTGCTTTAACTATTACACTATTTATAGATAAATAATGATTCAAGAAGATATTCTTGATTATCAAGAGTCA